AAAGTCCGAACTACCTAAAACAGAAATGGACGATGGCGGGATAATGATGCGCCAAGGCGGTGGCTTAGAGACAGAAGCAGGTAAAGAAATGGAAGAAGACAACCCTAACAAACCAATTCCTGATAAGGCAGACATTAACAAAGACGGGGAAATCCAAGCATGGGAGAAAGCTCGTCACGAGGCAATTATGAAGACAGACGAAAAGAAGACAGCGATGTACGAAGGAGGGATGATGGCAGATCCGTTTGCCCCACTCCAAGTAGTCATAGGCATAGACGAGGATTCCGGAAACGAAGTCCCCGCAGGTTCTAAGCCAGAAGAAGTTAGAGATGATATCCCTGCAATGTTGTCTGAAGGCGAGTACGTAGTACCTGCTGATGTTGTTCGTTACCACGGGCTAAAAACATTTGAAGCTTTGCGTAGTGAAGCTAAGTGCGCTTTAGGGTTGATGGCCCAACATGATCGTATTTCGATGGTGGATGATGAAACAAAAGAGCCTGTCGAATACGACATCGAAGAAGAAGATGCGCCAGAAGTTGAGGAAGCAGAAGTTAAAGTTGTTGAGGCGGCGGAGGGTACAGATGTACAAGCACCTCCAGTAGCTTCCGCATTTTATCAGCTTAAATACATTACAGACCCTGTTACTGGCGAAACTCGTATGGCTTATGTAGACCCTACAACTGGTCTAGAAGTTACTGAAGAGACATACGATCCTGCAAAAGCAAATCGATACAGCATTGAAAATATTCTGTCTAGAGAAGTCTCCCCTAAAGAAGAAGCTGAAGAAGAAGAAAAAGAAGAGCCTAAAGAAGCCGAAAGCACTTTAGGCACAGAAGAAGTTTTTCCTCGTCGATCTGACGAAGACGGAGGGCCTGCAGGTCAACGTATGACTCGTGACCTTGGTAATAACTATGGATACACCACAGAAGGCATCGGTTCTAAATTAGGACCATTTGGAGGCCCTCTAGCATTTGCCGACAATGTTAATAATGCGGCGGCAGTTTCCCAAGCAAGACAGAATCTAGGATTAGATGGATTAGGATTTTTAGATGAATTGGGAGCAGGATTTACAGGTCAGTACAACGATGGTTTTGTTGGCGAAATACAAGTTGGCGGAATAAATTACGGAGTGACCTTGGGGGACACCGGGGGAGACTACGGCCCTCTAGGTTCACGAGTTGACAGAGTTATTTCTGCGACAGAAGCCGATGCACTCAATTTCACTGTAGGGCAAGACTCTCCGTTTGATGCTATGGAGACTAGTAACGAGCCTGTCACAACGTCAACTACACCGATTGAAACTGGGGACTACGGCATTGAGGGTGCGGGTTACGGTGGATATGATCCTGCTGATTTTGACGATGACTACGGAACTTTTGCGGCGGAGGATATCGCAGAACCTACAGAAGAAGACGTAGATTCTATGGATAACAGCCCAGATACGTATGGTTATGCAGAAAGAGAATCAAGTTTTGCTGACATGGCTGAAAAAGAAGCTAGGGACGAAGAGCGTAACGACAACTTCAATTTTAATAAAGGCGGATATGCCACTCGTAAAAACAAGCCCCGTGTGGCAATGATGAAATATTAAAGGACATTAATAATGGCTGAAGAAACAATGAATGAAGAACTAACTGGCATGGCCGCCCCTACAGAAGAAGCACCGATGGCAGAAGAGCCTACGGATTCTTTAACTGCTGACACCATGATGACTAACTACGAATCAATGGAAGTTGAAAAGCAAGAAGCAATTAAAACACTTCTCAATGAGCCAATCAGCCAACTGTTTGATGAGTTAACTGGCATGTCTGTCATGTCGGAATTTGCTTCACAACTCGGTTCCCCTGAAATGCCTGAAACTCCTGCACCAGAAGGTGAAGGCATGATGGCACCTACTGAAGAGGCACCTGCGCCTCTGGCATAAGCCTAAAGCAGACTATGGGCCACCCGTAAAGGCCCCCAGACCATAAGGACTAAACCAATGGCTAGACGTTATTCTCGTCAAGAAGATATAGAAGAACAAGAAAATACCACAGTAGCAGAACCTACTGAAGAAACGAATGTAACAGATGAAGAAGAAAGTTTCAAGAAAAGATACGGAGACCTTCGCCGTTACATGCAACAGACCGTAGAGTCTAAAGATAAAGAACTTGAGCAACTAAAAGCAGAGCTAAGGGACAAACAAAAAGATGAATTCACTCTTCCAACATCTGAAGACGAAATTGAAGCTTGGGCTACAAAGTATCCAGAAGTTGCTAAAATCGTTGACTCAATCGCTCAAAAACGCGCTAGAGAAGCTTCGCAAGAAGTAGAGCAGAGCATGTCTGACCTTCGTAAAATGAAGAGTCAGTTAGAGCGTGAAAAAGCAGAACACGAATTAAAAAGATTGCATCCAGACTTCGATGCTATTCGCTCCCAGAAGCAATTCCACGATTGGGTAGCGCAACAGCCAACCTATTTGCAGGATGCACTCTATAAGAATGAAAATGATGCGATTGCCGCCGCCCGTGCGATTGACCTGTACAAGGCTGACATGGGCATGATTACTGAAAAGCGTTCTGATTCAGAATTGAAGAAAGAAGCCGCTAAAGCAGTAAAAGGCAAAACATCAACAACACCGTCTTCTCGACCTTCTACAGAATGGTCGGAAAGCAGAGTCGCTAATCTGAAAGCTTATGAGTATGAAAAGCATGAAGAAGATATTTTAGCGGCGATGCAAAAAGGCACCTTTGTTTACGATATGTCTGGCGCGGCGCGTTAAGAAAGTAAATAAAGTTGTTGACTTTGTGTGTAAAATACATACACCACTAAAAAATATGATACGTCCGGCCTCCATGTGAATACCCGGACTTCATAAAATAAAAGATTACAACCGTGGTTAGAATACCTTGTTAGAATAAGCCGCTACCTTATTTTACTTTGGCCGGTAAAATAAAATACGCCACCTTATAGACGCAAGCCTCTAGAATCGGTCAGACGTAATCTATTTAAGTATAGACATTGCCTGACTATGAGGAGAACTTATCATGGCATTTCGTTCAGCGGCAGGATATGGAAATTTACCTAATGGTAATTTTTCACCTGTAATTTATTCCCAGAAGGTTCAAAAAGCCTTCCGTAAGTCTTCTATTGTTGAAGACATCACAAACAACGACTACTTCGGTGAAATCGCCAATTTCGGTGATTCTGTAAAGATCATCAAAGAGCCTGAAATCACAGTTAAAGAGTACTCTCGTGGAACTCAGATTACTGCTCAGGATATCGACGATGAAGATTTCACTCTCGTAGTTGACCAAGCGCACTACTTTGCATTCAAAATGGATGACATTGAAGACGCGCATTCACACGTTAACTTCATGGACATGGCTACTGATCGTGCAGGCTACCGCCTTCGTGACCAGTTTGACCAAGAAGTTCTTGGCTACATCTCTGGCTTTAAGCAGTCAGCCATCAACACCAATGCTAGCGCAGTCAACGATCAAGTAGCAGGTTCTGTTGCTGTTGACACTGCGGGTACTGATGAACTGTTGGCTTCTATGAAGCTAGACGCTACTGACTTCTCTTTGGACGACGGTGGTGCGGCAGTAGCAGGTGAAGCGATTCCTCTGAAGCCTCGTCTTCCGGGTGTCACTGCAACTACAGATGACGATATCTCCCCACTCCAATTGATCAATCGTATGGCTCGTCTTTTAGATCAGCAATTCGTTGATACAAATGGCCGTTGGTTGGTTATTGACCCTGTATTCATGGAACTTCTCCGTGATGAAGATTCACGCCTGTTCAACGCAGACTTCGGTGAGTCTGGTGGAATCCGCAACGGCTTGACTGTTAACAACTTGCACGGTTTCCGTGTCTATGTTTCTAACAACTTGCCAGTAGTTGGTGGCGGAGCGGCTCAGTCTAGCTCTACACTTCAGGCTACAGACTTCGGCGTTGTCGTTGCAGGTCATGATTCAGCAATAGCTTCTGCACAGCAGATTGCTAAGACTGAAACTTACCGTGACCCAGATTCATTCGCAGACATTGTCCGTGGTATGAACCTGTATGGCCGTAAGATCCTTCGTCCAGAAGCTATCACAACTGCACGTTATGTAACAGCAACTGGTGTATAAGGAGATAAACAATGGCTAAATCACAATCCTTGCTTTCACAAGCAGTCATGGTTGAGAAGGAAGTTGAGCTTCCGACTACAACTGGAACAGTCACAGGTCCATCTGTAGGAGCGGGTACTCTCGTTCTTGCGGCAGGTGTTGAGCTAATCGACGCTATGGATTCTGCAGACTATGACGTTACGGTCACTGATGGCACAACTACTTTCATGGCCGCTACTGCGGTAGACAGCGGTTCTGCAGGTGACTTTGCTTTTGGTACTCAAACTCAGGGTATCGTGGCTACAGCAGACACTATCGATGTAACAGGTACAGCAACAGCTTCTCCTGCGGCAACAGTAACGGCTCGTGTATGGGCTATCGTTGTTGACGTAAATGAAGCGACGGCAGGTGCCGATGAAGTTGATCGTGATCAGCTAGCCTAATGAGCTTGGGGGCTTCGGCCCCCTTTCTCTTCTTTTCTTTCATATAGGAATTTAGAAGCATGGCAATTACAACTGCTATCTGCAAATCATTCAAAGAAGAGTTGTTAGGAGGTGTTCACGATCTGGACACTGACACGCTCAAAGTTGCATTGATTAAAGAAACACCAACAGGTACATACGATACCAATACCGCAAATTATACTGATGTTACTGGTAATTCTGATGAAGCAGTCGGAACAGGTTACACAGCAGGTGGACAAGATTTGGACAGTGTTACAATCAGCTTAGATGGCACGACTGCTATTATTGATATTGCTGATGAAACGTTTTCTACCGTAACTGTCTCAGCAGACGGTTGCATTATTTATAA